CCTAGTGAGTTCATCGGTTTCATCAGCAACAGGCGTTGCCTCATCTACCCAACCCTTAGCTTTGTCGGTAAAACCAACAACCTTAGGGTTGAAAACTTCTTTTACTTCACCAATAGCAGAACCGAACTTACGGGCAAAACTAACAAATGGGATAAGAAAACCAAGACCAAGATCTTCGTTGATACTCTTTTGACGTTTAATGTCAGGACTATCGCTATCAAGTGTTGCCCAGTTATCAGGAATAAAATCCCATTGGGCAGGAAGTGACTTCTTAATGGAACCCATCAAGTTGTCACCAGTTTCATACTGATCGCTGACCGAACCAACAGCTACAGCTGCGCCTGCTTCAACACCACGAGCCCCTAGGAACTTCATGAAAGCCGTGTTGCCGAGGCTCCAACCCACTCGTGATTGAGCAGCGGTACCAGCAGCCATACCAGCCCCTTGAAGGACAATGGTGGGACCTACAACAGCTGATATATCACGTATTGTTTGGGCTACTTTGTTTTCGTACTTAGTTACCTTAGGCACTTGGATAAGACTTTTAGGCAAGAACCTATTGATAAGAACAGCGCCGAAATCCAAGAAACCAGTTGGAATAGCCGTAGCCATCTCGAAAGATCCACGTGGATCTGTTGCAAATGTCTCCAATTCTCCGCCAGCACCAGTACCGAGTTGACGCCGATTCCACTCCTCACGGCTCATACCTTGAGCAGCATAGTAGGAATAATCTTTAGTTGGATCAAAGGTACCAGTAGGAGCACTTTCCTTAGAAGGTGCAGGAGCTTGTTGTTGCGGTTGTACCTCTCCCGTAGGAGCCTGCTCTACCTGAGGGGCAGGAGCCTCTGCCGCTTCACGCATAGCTTGTAGCTCAGCGTCACGCAGCATTTGCTCCTGTTGAGCAGCATCAATGTTCTGTTGAATCTCTTGTAGAGAGTCCTCAGAATTAAGACGTGCTTTCTCCTCTTCAGTTAGAACATAATCCGCTTCAAGATCTCCAAAGCTTAGATTACTCATGTTTTGTTAATTGATTGTATCAAAGTTGTTGCCGGTAAGCATCGTAAATAGCTTTAGTGTATTCTGCAATAGACGGATATCTACGACCATTAGAGTATTGTGGTTTGGTATCATTCCAAAGATTACCACGACCTGAATACCAAACAGCAGCAGCACGTCTAATAGCCTCTTCACCTTTATAACCAGCAGCTGCCTGATCATTCAGCATATCACGGAACCGACCATTAATAACAGCATCTTGAGCTTTAGGATCCTTCAAGAATTGCTGTGGGGTTAAGCGTCTACCTAAATACTTTTCTGTCCACGGACCAACATTGTCCGGCATTACTTGTCCAATACCAAGAGCGCCAGAATCAGGGTTTACTGCATTGTAGTTACCACCAGATTCTTTACCGATAATAGCAGCACGGAAAGCACCAACATTACCAGCACCACCACGTAGGTTAGTAGGATCCCTCAGTGAGGTTTGGTCAATCTCAGCAGCACCGCGAAGGATACGTTGAACAGTAGGGTTATCTGTAAACAGTTTACGTGTTTGAGGGCGTGCACTATTTACAGCACGAAGACTGGCGTCAAGTCTAAGTGGTGCGATCTTAACAGTGTTAGTTCGGTTGTATGCAGCAATAGCTTCGTTAGCTACCTCAAGCTCAGAGATACCAAGAATCTTAGCAGCTTCTTTCATTTGAGGTGTAAACTTCAACACTTGTCCAGTAGCATTAGCTTCAGACAAAGTACGGAGTTCAGTTTCGTTACCAAGGATGCCAGGAGACTGTAGGGCTCGTGTGCCAGTATTTTGAAGTGTTTGTCTTAAGGTATCAAGAGCTGCATTTTGTTGAGCAGCAGTACGTGCTTGAAGAGAGCGAACATTCTTAAACACTTTTTGATTGTTAGGACCAACAACACTGTAGTAACGAGCGTTCTTGTCTTGATTCAACAGTGCAGCTTCTTTATCACGCTGCATCTTATCAAGAGCGTACTCTTCTGCACGAGCTGGATCTTTATACAGCCTCAAACCTTCCCGGTAATCGTTAGAGAAGTTTTTACTGATGACCTGTGCTAGACGTTTTGCTTCAAGACCACCAGTGCCTTCCAAGGAATCACCCATGATTTGCTTAGCAGCAGCTTCAGCCATCTTCAGGTTTTCCTTGTAGTTAGGACCATAGTTAGTGTCAAACACTGTCTTTTGGAACTGCTCTTGAACCTTAGCACGTAGCTCAGGATCAGCAATAGACATCACATCACCTTGAGTAGCCTGTCCAGTACGGATCTTCTCAAGAACTATGTTAGCCTGTTCCTGCGATTCCCTGGTGTTCTGCTGTTGAACAAGACGTGCACGGGTCTCCAACGCCGGAGGGATGTAACCGAATTTATCGAAGATCTCCTTCCTAGCTGTTTCAATGATACTTTCGTCTTCCTGTGCGTTAGCTGATTCTAACTGTTGAACCAAATCAGCTTCAATAGCTTCATAAGCTTGAATAGCATTAGCTTGCTTCTCAGCTTGTTCAGCTTGGAATGCAGCACTCTTAGCTTCTTTCAAAGTCTTCTGAATGGCTAGCATCCGGTTCTTACCCCAATACTCACCAAACGTTTGACCGTTGGGACCAAGAGTTGCAGTGGACAGAGCGCTCAAATCATTGATAGGCTCTCCTTTAGAATCCGTTGTGGAGTAGATCTTTTGTAGTACATCCAAGCCGCCTTGAAAGCCATACAAACGGACTAATTCAGGCCAGTTACTTTCGATAATTGATTTACCTGCATCAGCCGCACCCTCAGGAGCCTTAGAAAGGTTACCAAGTTGAAATTCTAAGTCAGTAGTAAATTTTGCCTTGTAGTCCTCACGTTCTGCCTTTTCGGCAGTGTTCATGATGCTTTGGTTAGAGGACAAGAGCCCCGGTAGAAAGCCACTTTTCCAAAGGAAACCGGCATTCATCCCAGTAATACCGTTTACATCCATGAACTCCTTCAAGGCAGCAGCAGCTACAATACCAGCTCGTTTACCATCACGTGCTGCTTGCTGACCTGTAAAGGTGTTACCAGCTTCATCGGTGTACACTTTGGTACCATCCATGAACTGCTCGTTCAGGTATGGATCAAACTTTTGTTGAAGTTGATGAAGTCTAGCAACCTTAGCACCAAAACTAAGCTCATTGATATTCTTACTAAGTCTATCAGCTACAACAGGAGGAGTACCTGCAGCTTCAGCTTTAGCAATTTCTGTGTAAGCTTTTACCTGCTCAGCTTGTGCTTCTTTAGCAATAGCTTCAGTAGCTTTAACCTTTGGCGAATTATCACCAAGAGTCATCACTTCAGCGTAATCTTGAACAGCTTGGTTCTTAAACCGTTCTACTTCAATCTCTTGAAGCTTAAGGGCAGCTGATGTGCTAAGCGTAGACAGGGTACCAAAGATCTCCCTACTTGCTTGAGTTTTAGTCTCAAAGTCTTGACGAGCCTGTTGAGCTAGTAGATCTTGTTCACGGACTTTGGTTTGAATGTTTTTCTCTTGAATGTCAGTATCTCTTGCGAGTTGACTTTCTTCAATCCGTGCATTCTTTTCAAGAGTATCGGCAGTACGGTTACGATTAGTGATAACCGCGTCACGCTCTTCCCTTAAAGCATTAGCAATTCGATCTGAGTATGCCTGCAGTTGACTAACGTTCTTCTCAGATACCTGCTCAGGACGAAACCCAGTCGGTTGAATTGATCGTCTAAATTGTGCCATAATTAATTATTAGAATTTAGCGAAACTACCAGGACTGGTTGTGAGTACCTTTAAAGCTTCATTTTGAGCTGTTGCAGCCGGGTTCCAATCAATTTTAGCAAGGCTACCAGCAGCAGCACCAATACCTTGTACAAGAGGTGCAAAGACACTTTGAGTTTGAGCGGGTGCAGCCATACCAGGCAAGATTTTCATCGGTTCAAGCCAGGTAGGTTCCGGTGGCATTGTAGGAGCAGGAATATCAGGCAGTCTATCAGGACGCAACATACGGGCAGCTTCAACAGCAGCATCCGCAGTGTACTTACCCATACTAATGTCAAACATCCTCAGATTAGAAGCTGCAATCTCACCAGTAAGGCTAGCAGACATAACGGCAAGATCACGTCCAATCTGTGCTCCAGCGGCTTGAACACGTTTGTTCATAGCCCCACCAGCTTGTCCAAGCCTAGCTTGCCCAGCGGATTGCAGTTGTGCTACAAGTTGGTCTTGCGCTTGAAAACGATATTCAGATACTGCATCATTTAAAGAAAGCTGTTCCCGTGAACTGGCTTGTTGCTCTGCAATCTCATTAAAGGTTAGTTGCCTTTGAGAGTTCTGAACGTTCATCAGATACTTCTGAGCATCTACCTTCTCTTCAAGGGCTCGAATTGTTGTCTGATATTGCCAGGATTGAACAGCAGTGTCGAAGTTATACTGAGCCTGTTTACGGTAGTTCTCCTGCTCAACCTTAAACTTTTTAGCGTTGTATTCGTTTTGAAGTTTGGCTGATTCCTTTAAAAGTTTATTTTGCTTTTTCTCAGCAGCTTTGGCAGCAGCGTTTTGTTTAGAGGCTTGGCTAGCACCAAAGATCCCACTGAAAAGACCTGTGGCTGCGCCAACGCCTGCAATAATATTAGCTGGCATAATCAGGTCCTCCTATACAAACGAGGTGAATAGTTACCCTCCCACATCATTGACACCAACGATACAGGGTATGGAAATTTACTTGTCACTTTAAGTTCAAAATTAGTATTACGTTGATGGATGGGTACAGTAAACAGTCTTTCAGGTTTTACAGTGTTTGTATCCCCCAGGTAGTAGTCAGCATCAGATGTATGCTGAACATCAATCCACTCAGTAGATCCCACTGCTTTCAACTTAAAGGAAACAGCACCAGTCCTACCAACAGAAAACTTAACTCTAGAGATAGTTAAGGTTGCTGTAAAATCAGTAGTAACCTCATTTCGTCGGTAGTAAAATTTAGGTAAAGTAACCTCTAGGTCATAACCATAACCTACAACAATACCATCAGCATAAGTTGTGAAATTTCCCTTAACTTCAAAGTAACGATAACCTGTGCCGATCTCTGTACGCTCATAAGCTACTGACCAATATCCAGCATCAGCATCAAGCTCAGCTGTTGTACCCACGTCAGCTGTTGGTACCGTAAGAAGCATTGCTGCTTCACGTTGTTGGAATGGTGTGTAAGGTACGTAGATCTTGGTAACATCATTAGCAGAATCATATACCACCGCATTGACGCCTACAGCAGGCGATACGGGCCTTGTAAACATGTCTAGGCATGGACTACCCTCAACACTTGTAGAAGCTGCTACAACCTCTCCTGTGGGGATCTCATCAAGCACAATCCTACCAAGGGTGTACTGGTTAGCGTGTTGAGAGACAACTAAAACAGAATCGTTAACGATACGTGCCGATTGGATGGTACCCGGAAGTTGCCACTTTGTCCACGCTTGGAAAAGGTCCTTTTCCCCGTTATTGTAGTAACGATAAAGATACAGGTAAGATGTACCCCTATCAATCAACATAATAACAGAGTTCTGTGGGCTAACTGTAAGGTCATCTACAGTCTCTGGTATCCATTCAAGAACAGCTTTACTGATATCTACAACCACAGGGTTCTGTTGAATGTCCTGAAGTTGAAGGGTAAACAATTTGCTGTAGCCAGACACACGGCTGATAAAGGCAGCTGTTGTACCTACATCAACAGGTGCAATATCTGCAGCCATTTCATAGTTAGAGATAGCACGTACAACTGCTGTTGAAGGGGTAAGGATACTCCCATCTGTGGTGAAGACTTGGAACTGTTGACGCTCACTAAAGACAATCAAACCTTGTGGAGAAGGTAGAACCTCAGAAAGAGTTACAGGCCGAACGCTAGAAACATTCAAATCAATAGGATCTGATGCAATCTGAGTGAGAGCAGATTTTACAAAGAAGTTGTAAGGATCGTTAGCTACACCAAAGAAGATGTTATCCTCGGATAAAACACCAAACCTGTTATTATAGAAAAACGTTGATGTTATACTGCTGCCAATAAAAGATGGTACAGGGCTTGTTACATCATCACCAGCTTCACGAGCAGCCCATGTAATAGGGTCAAAGGTAAAGCTAGTAGGACCAGTGTTAACCAGCTTGTGTGGCATGGTAGAAGCACTAAGGCCGGGGGAAGCATCACGAGCCACAGTCTCCTTCCAATAGCCCCTTCCTTTCTGACTGTTGTAAGCTACGTAAACAACGTAGTAATCGTCTTCAGCAGTATCACTATTCAAAATCCTAACGTTATGGCCGTGGAAGGATTCAAGAGGAAGTTTAGATACATCTGTTATGCTATCCTCAAACACCTGAATGGAGTCGTTGTTAAGACCACCCTTAGCTTCAATAGTAAAGGAAGCAGGTGTGCCAGTAAACGTACCGTTAGTGTTTTGATAATCAGTGAGAACTTGGTTGGTGCCGGTAAACCGCTTGATAACAAGGCTGTTGGTATAACCTTCAAGACACCATGTACCACTGAAGTTAGCGTTACTAGCTGCTTGTTGGGCTAAAATAGTAGCTCTAATGGCGTCAACAAGGTGGTGGTTGGTGTTGATGTTTGCTGCATTGTACAACAACATTTCATCAAACGTTGTAGTGGTTTGCGACTCAACGGTTGTAGCAATACCTTGAATGGTTACCGTATACTTGTAGGTAGCAACAAGGGTAATCAGTTTAAGGGTAGCAACAGAATTAGCTGTATACGTACCAACTGCCTGCATAGCAGTCGTTACACTACGGTTAGTGATAACAGTAGTATCTTGGATGCTACGGAAGTGGTAATCAGTACCACTAAGGTAAGCAGCAGCGTTGTTAGTTACAGTACACCACGTGCCGTTAGCAGCAGTCCAAATGTAGATGTTTGCACCTTTGATGGCACCAATGTAAGAGTCAGAGGCATCCCGTTCAATAAAGAACCAAGTAGCATTAGCTAATTCAGCTTGAGTAAAGGGGGTGCCATTAGCTTTCTTTAGGACGTTGGTAAACCGCAATCCAGGTCTTTTAAGCAAACCGTATGTAGGATCAGGGTAACCGTTAATGCACTCAGTTAACTGCCCGTCCAGTTTCTTATCATCATTTTGTCGTGATACACCACCCAAGAAATTGGGTACAAGTTGAGTTACTGCAGGCATTAGCGATACAATGTGTGATACGGTTGATAGCTTTGATAGTAGTTCTGACCTTGAGGGCTACCAAAGAAAGTATAGTCACCTTGACTGCACTCATACTCAAGTGCCATAGACCTGGCAAAAGCTTCTTTTTGTTGCAGCATTTGATATTGGCTTGGATCACCAATAATCCTGCTGGCTACAATACTAGCAGCACGAGCTACGATAAATGCTTGAATAGGTTGGGGAATGTTCTCCCAAGTCATCAGCCATGTAATATCGACATAGACTATTTCATCTGTCCACTTATAGGAGTGGGCGGTACGATCATACAGCTTACCTCCACGGAGTACACTATCCCTATTCATGTTGACAGGATAGTTTTGGTTGAGATCCATTTGAAGTACATTGTTTGGAATCAGTACTTCATTGTTGTTATCAGGTGTAATCGGGTAGTCGTATTCTTTATTAAATGTCCAGCCTTCTGACTGTACTTCGCGTGACACTTCTCGAAGGGTGTTGAGTGCAATCGCAACGTCCGGGTTGGTTGGGGTTTCAACTCTACTTGTAACAATAGATTGAGTCATAGCCCGTTCTGTAACTGTCTGTGAGATGTTCACAGTGTAGTGATACGTTACAGGATTGGTGACTTGCTCTACACCTGCAGTAGCAATAGAGGTTCCACTGGCGACACCAGTACCACCAATATAAGTACCTACAGGAATGTTAGCAGTAGTTGTGGTTAACGTAGTACCAGAGATGGAACCAGTGAACCTAGCTACTTCATTAATTACAAGAGTTTCTTCAGTTGTCAACGTAGTAACAGGAGCCTGACCAACTGACGCCAGGATCTGATTAACAGCTTGTAGCTCAGTATTGGAGCCAGTAGTAGGGAAAGGCATAGTTGATAATGAGATTTATTCTCAATAAGGAATTAAAAAAAAGGAGCCCCCGAAGAGGCTCCAGTAATTCAAATTAAGATCAGAAGGTAGAAGGAGCGGTAGCACCCACGTACAGCTCAACAGCTGCAGCGGGGTTCAGGTAATCGCAACCGCAAGCCAGACGACCCAGCATCACATCACCTTGGTAGATGACGGACACATCGCCGCTGGTGACTTGCACCTGGGGGCCAATAGCTTCCACCATACCGGCTGCTTCCTTTTGGAAGATCAGACCGCAGGACTTAGCACCCACTTCAGCAGCGGTACCATAGTCGTTCTTGATACCAGTAGAAGCATCGGATGCGTTCTCCAGAGCTTCGCCAACGAAGTCACCCACATTGGTAGGGGAGGTCACGCCAGTGGTACCGCCGTAAGCAGTACCGTACTTGCCCAGGAAGGGGATGTTCATGGACTTGTAGATCTTGATACCGGCGATCTCGATGATGCCGTTACCAGACTGCAGAGCGTCACCCTGAACGTCACGATTCACCAGACCGTTGGTGCCAACAGCTTGGATCAGCGAATAGTATTGACGGGGGTTAAGCACCGCGACACGTCCATCCATGCTGACGCCCTTCTCGTCCATGGCAGCTGCAGCATCATAAAAGGCAGTCACCAGAGCAGTGGCGCTATAAGCATCAGAATCGTTGGCAGTAGTACCAACACGGATCTGAGTACCACCGGGCTCAACATAGTTGGTAGCGGTGATGGGGCTAGGCTTACGTGCACCACGAGTAATAGCACGGAAAGCAAGGCGGTCATACTTCTCTGCGAGAGCGTAGCCGATTTTGCGGGAGATCTCCGAACGCAGATCGTAATGCGAAAGAACCTCATCAAGCTCATACACGAAAGCAGAGCTGATCAGAAGATCATCACAAGTGATAGTCTTCTCAGCCACCGGGGGTGCACCGTTGGTATCACCCAGGATGCTGTTACCAGGAGTATGGAACTCCGACTTGGTGCGACCCGTGAAGATGAACTGCAAAGATTTGCCGTTCTTCAGGGTGCGCTTCATGATCAGATCACGAGCGATCGTGTTCCGCTGGAAGCCTTTGAACATCTCACCTGAAAACAGTTTCAGGTAAAGGGCGCGCTTATCAGCACCGAAGTTATCTGCACCGAGATTAGTCAGTTGTGCAGGGTTTACACTAGAT